AATAACCTTTGTATCTTTACCACTTGAAATAACAGGATAAGTTGAAGTGTAAAATTCGTTGGCACGATTAACAAAGGCGAACTCGTCCAAGAAAATGCAGTTCATTGAAAGACCACGAATAGAATCTCCACTTGTTGCAGAGGCAATAATCTCGGAGTTGTTACTAAACTTGATGCTACCTTTGTTAAGAACCTTACATCCTGGCTGTAGAAAGAATGGAAGGTTCTCAAGCATGAGCGTAAGTCGGCCAAGCATCTCCCTTGCAGTCGCACCTTTGTTTGCTAGAATACCAACCTTTTTATCGGCATTGAATATGACATAGTGAAGAAGCCACGCCACGCTCGTAATCGACTTCCCGCTTTGCCGACAAGCAAGAACAATAGAGAAGCGGTTGTCATTGAAGTGAGAAACCATCTTCCTTTGATAGCCCCGTAGGATAAATGGAGTTAAACCACTATCAAGACTAATGACCTTTACATAATTCTCACAGAAATAAGCTACATCCTTTTGACACCGGATGTATTCGTTAATCTCATGCTTGCTGAATTGTTCTTGAACTCCGTCAGCTTTTACATGAGGATTTCCGTTATATGACAGCGGATTGGACATTAATTTTTTTTCTTTTTCCTTTACAAGCCTTTCCGATTTTGGTATAATTAATTCCCGAAGGGATCAAAGGATTAACCGTCAATAGTCCCACTGTCCGATCCTTTAAGGAACTTCTGGAGTTCAGTTGTGGTTCCAACAAAGATGGCATTATTAGTCGTGGAAGTACCTTCATTACCACGAGAGTCATCAGATTTAACAAGAGTCTTCCGTTGTTTCTGAAGATCCAAAAGTTGTTGATTCATTTCAGCTGCCTGCTTTATAAGCGTTCCAAGAACCTCAAACGCTCGGGGATGTTCGGCATCGGCGGCAAGACACGACATGGAATCAATTGCAATCTCTGACGTTTCGATAAGTTTCTTGATCCGCTCTCTCGCATAACGATAATCCTCTTCGGTCTCGTCTACAAGTTGAGCATCACTTGGACCAATCAAGGAATCAACCACGGCCAGTTCCTCAGAAGTCTTTTTTACCTCGTCCAGATTCTTCTGTAACGCGGCGACCATATCGTCCTTTTTGCTCATAAAGTTATTTATACCCCTGTTTATGGGGAATCATCCCATACGTTTTCTGGGTCAGGCGGTTCACCAATTTCTATTACAACTGTATGCGAATCTTTTGTATCAGATCGTGATCCAGTTCTCACTCGCACTCCCGCATCGGTATACTTGCCACGGCTATCTAGGTCGTAAAAGGAAGTATCAACAGACTTGATAATACTTGAGGTACCTGGGTTACTTATAAATTTTGTTCGTGCACTAAAGGTTAGTGTGTATACTATTAATCGCCGAGAAGATTCGAAATCGCCTTCGTACCCGTCTTCGCTGCTAACACCCGTTAAAACAATAGGAACATCGGTTACGCTCTCTGGTCCCTCAAGACCTTTAACGCTTAAGGTATAAAGCGGATTAAAATTAACAAGTATTTGTTCTAAAATCTGCAGAGCTTCATCTTGCCCTCTTGACATAATATTCAGCGAAAAGTCAAGGGTATACGGAGCGCTTTGACGAACCTTAACTCGATTTCCTTCGCTATCGGTCTGAATTGTGCTATTCATCCGATTTAATTTGGTAGCCTGATCATAGACCAAACCAGTCATTTCAAAACTCATACGAGGTAACTCCAATGCCACACTATTTTCTATTCCAGCCTTAATTCTTGCAAGAAACTTTTCCTTTGGCGCATAAGAAAGAGGGACACGTTTAACGCCAACCATCTTACCAGCTGTAACCTGCGCTACCTCAATGTCATTAAAAAGAGTACCAAAGACCGACACCATTTTCTTCACCGTGCCGTTATAAAAATATGAATGGCCAAGCATGTTATGAATCTGGTTTAGTTCCAATCACTGTACTGTTCTCAGTGACTCTTACGCCTGCATCTACGTATACTCCGTTTGTATCAAAGTCGTAAAAGAAAGTATCTACCGTTTCAATAAGACCAACCGTTGAAGGGTAAAAGGAAAATTTCGTTATGAGATTAAATGAAAGTGTATACACAATCAGGCGACGGGAAGATTCAAAGTCGCCTTCGTACCCATCTTCAAATGTTACCCCTTCAAGAGCGATGGGTATATCCGTTTTACTCTCAGGTCCTTCAAGACCTTTAACTGTAACCGTATAGTTAGGATTAAAGTGAGGAAGTATTTGTTCTAAAATCTGCAGCGCTTCGTCCTGCCCTCTTGACATAATGTTTAACTCAAACGAAAGTTGATAAGGAGCGCATTGCCATACCTTAACTTTGTCGCCATCAGAATTTGTTTGAACGGTGCGATTCAAACGATTGAGTTTGGTCGTCTCATCGTAAGAAATGTCGACCATTTCAAAGCTCATCCGCGGGAGCTTTAAAGCAATATCATTTTCAACATCAGCTTCAATTCTTGCAAGGAACTTTTCCTTTGGCGCATAAGCAAGAGAAACTCGCTTTACACCAACCATTTTCCCTGCAGAGATGTTGGCTACCTCAATGTCATTAAAAAGAGTACCAAAGACTGCCACAATCTTTTTCAGGGTTTCATTATAAAAGTATGATTGACCGAGCATGCTTAGAAGTTAAAAGGTTCCCCGAATGGATTCTCTTCAGTGAAGTCAAGAAAATCATTGGCATTAACTGTTTGACTAAACGCTGAGTTCTGTGCGGCTGGATCACTTGGGAAAAGCTCGTCGTCATCAGCGGTACCATCATCTATTGTATTAAATCTGCTGACCGTAACAGATGCTCCACTCGTAGCACCAACCATGATTGTATTAACGGTGATGGCGTGATACTTACCGTCGTTAAACGTTGGCAGGCCAATATGTATTCTTTCCAGCGCGGGAGAGTCGGTAGTCGTTTCATACTTAAAGAACTCGCACGAACCTGTCACCCCACTTGGAAGCGTAAAGTTTAAGGTTTCATTAGCTTCCAACTCTTGAACTGGTGAATCATTATTGGTATATTCAACAACCATGTGATTACCGTTGTCTGCTTGAATCACATCAATCTCTCCAATGCCTGTATCAATTTCTTGACTTTCGTACTCAAACAACTCACAGGAAAGTCGAAAGATTGGAATATCTTGAAGCTGACGAAATGGTTTATTAACTTCAACAAATTTAATTTCAAACAAGCCTTTTGTCAAGGGGAAATAGATAAGGTCGCCTTCTAGCGGTCTAACGCTATTTTCTGAATATCCATACTGACCTATAAGTTGGTTCCAGCGAAGGTTGGCTATTACTAAGTTTACACTGTCACGAATTTCTAGACCAAACTTGGAAAGCAGTTGCCCGTCACCTTCAAATCCGTCAACACTCTCAACATACATTTCGATCTTATAAGCTTTTTCAAATACGCTTATAAGATCTTCGTTAAGGATCAAATCCTTCTTAACAATTTTCCGAGGGATATAATATGCATCCGTACCATATATTTGAATGGCCTCAATTATTAACGACTCGTAAAGATCTTGCTCTTGACGAGTTCCGTTTTGAAAATATTGGTTGGTTGCCATTATCCAATAAAGATGTCAAGAGGTTCTTCATATTTGAGCTGCCACGTTTCTTTAAGCTCTTTAATATCAGCAGTTGCTTGTTCATATATCGCTGAACCGTTGATTGTGACACCACCTGGCAGTTGCATTCCTTCAAACTTACTGAGGTTTTGTCCCCACTGCTTTTTGATAAGAAGCGTAAGAAGTTCCTTTAAACCCATGTCGTCAAAAACATCTGGATAGCTAGAAGGATTTACCGTTTGAAAGGTTTCAAAAATAATAAAATCCCCTTCCGCTACATGGTCTGCAATATCAGCGTGAAACTTAACGGTATTCTTATGACGGTTAAATGACATTGCCTGACCATGACCGTTAAGAATGTCTTCAACCAAGCTCATGTATTGAGATGTAAGCTCGTAGTTTAGCAAACCACCAGGGTTCCGCATCCCAAAGAAGTCGTTGAGATACATTTGGTATTTCGCATTAAATAATGAAGCGCTGGAAAAGTCTTGAAATTCAAGAACCCGCACAATCGAAAGAACCGCATCGGGAACTTCAATCTCATTACTTGCAAGTTCGGCTGCGGTTACTTCATGCTTGATTAAGGTTCTAACTGCGGCATCAGAATGGTATTCTTGCCAAAATTGAATTGCTTCGTCAATGCGATCTTCAATCTGATCGTCGTCAATATTAATCTCAACCACTGGTGCGCCAAGTGCTCTTAAACAGTAGTCAGCTAATTCGCTTCTAGTTGTTGGTTTAGCCATACAACTATTTATATAGTTTGGTTGTTAGGAACGACCATAATTCCCTGGCACCAACAAAATTAGTGGCGGCACTTCCGGCCAATCCCAGCAGAGATTAAAACCGTTATACCAATAACCACACCCATGAGAATATCATCTGTTGCATTCTTTAGTGTCTCTGAGGGCAACCCAAGATCCTCGGTCTTTTCTCTATACCAAAAGCAAATACCAAGTAAAGCTTTATACGCAAAGATGGTAATAATCAGGAGCAAAAGAATCTGAGAAACAACTTTCATTTATCCTGATCATCACGATTTAAAAACGGTATGAATCGAGTAGGATTCGCTGAAACCTTTTTAGCTACAGTAACAATACCTGTAATAACCTCTGGAGATATAACACCAACAATACCGTAAATCACCGCTTTATACAAACTAGAAATATCAGTTTGCTCTAAGATATACCATGCGATGCCACTTGATATTGCAGCTGCAGGAATCCTTTTGCAAAGAAGCTCAAACGTAATATTTTCCTTTGAGGAAAGAATCCTTGCAATCATACCCGACGCACCAATAAGTGGAACCAACCAGCCTCCATCCAAAAAGGCTTGAAATAAGGATTTTTGAGGCTCTTGCATAGAAGTGGTGAATAACAAATATTTATACAAATTGCGATCTTAGCATTGTATTAAATATAGTTTTTTAGCAAGTCCTTACCCTTTACATAAAGTAAAGGAATATGTTTGTTATCACCCATGATCCTTTGTAAAATTTCTGATGCACATATGATATCAGAAAGATTGCATGTGTTTTTAATATCATATGCGTGAAGTGCCGTTTCATAAATCTTTCTTGAATACTCTACACTTTGGTCTGTGACATAGCACGCACCCATTACATTTACAATAGACCCCGGCCACAATGTAATATCAGCAAAAGAATGCGTCTTATTAAAAATGTTTAAAGCTGCTTTACCGTTTTCTTCTTTTACATAACAGTGCCCAAGCGCGTTCCAAATAGAAGTGGTCCAGCGATAACTACTTCCAATTGAATTGGGATCTTCAAATTGTTTGAAACCTTGCAGGTCTTTATAAAAGCTTTCCAGTTCATCAATAGATCCCATGTCATTGTAAATATAGCGGTAAGCAAGCGTACAAAAAGCCATACTTAAAATACGGAAATTTGTTGAATAAATTTGAGCTAAGTTGAGAGCCCGACATCTTTGAAACCCTACGGGATCGTCGTTCTGTCGCGGAAAGTTTCTTACGAACTTTTTAGGATCGGGATCATAACGAATACTTTCCAACATCGCGTTGAACTCATCAAGATCCACCCCTGCAATGTTTAAATCACTGTCAGGAAGTGATGAATAATTATAACAAAGCTTAGTACCATTATAGGTTATAAGAACTTCGTTTTCTCTCCAAGAAATTTTAGGCACTATCATTATAAGACAAGTCCCACGCTTGACAATGCCTCACAAAACAGATTGTGTCTCATTCGGTATTTCCTTTTAAAATCTTTCAAAGAATCTTCGGTGAACAGATTTTTTATATCAAAAGATTCCACGTCAGGGTTCAAATGCGGCATGTCAACGAGTCTGGCAACTTCAAGTAGACGTTCGTCATTACTAAAAACGGCTGGAAAAATGCCAGCCTGCAAAGCAAGGAGCGCACCGTGCAGTCGTGAACCAATAAAATAATCATGCATGGATAATACCCCTCTCCAAGTATCAACATCGTTGGGAGCATACATTTTGTCTATCCCGTCTATTTTAAACGGATAATTTAATACCGAACCATCCGCTTCGTTTATCTTGATATCAACGAGGTCGGAAGGTTTTGCTTGATGCGGAAACTCAATATTTGAATGAGATTCAAACTTGTAATGCGATTGACAAAAATAGTTTACAGATTTAAATACATTGAAAGCTTTAAAATATTTGTGATCAGATCTCTTGACCAAATTACCCCCTGTAGCCAAAATAGAATCTTCCACAGGTGGTAAGGAAATACTATCTATTGAATTGGGAAAGGAATACAAGCTTGGGCACCCTAGTGCAATCGAGTCAATGTTAAAAACTTCTTTCAGTGTTTTCTTTGTTTCTTCACCCCTGACCGAAAGAACATCCGCGTTATCTGACATCCAGTGCAATAACTCAATTATAGCCGTGCAAAAATTATCCTTGGATAAGTTCGGGTTTGATTTGATATAAGTGTCTTTTACACCTCCATTTCCTAAACAAATTACTTTACTTTTTTTAAATTTTAATTCTGAAAAGTAATTTGGCGGTAACAGATGAAGTCTCTCAGATACACTCGTTATCCAACACGCCATATTAATAATTACAAAGTCAAAATTTTCATCTATGGTCTTATAATCTCTTACCAACTCACCTATGCCAATAGCGCACGAATTATTCAAATCATATTTAAAAATTCTATACACGCTTTCCATCCATACCAAATTTCCGCGATTTCCTCCGGCCTTGTTAAAGGTAACAGTATCATTCCATTGAGTAATATCTGTTTCTGATTTGTATGGACTTTTGATCTTATTAAACACAGTTGGGTACTGATTCACAAATGCTATACGTGGAAGATTACTATCACTCATATTATTCTATTGCAGAGGTTTTAACAAATCATTTGCCTTTACGTAAAGGCTATTAATCTTCATATCAGTGTTACCCATTATCAAGCCTAAAATATTTGATGCGTCGATGATCACAGAAACCCGAGAAACGAGCGATAATATTTCAAACTCACGAAGAGCCGCTTCATAAATTTTTATTGAATAATCTTCGCTCTGCCCCGTTACATAACATGCGCCCAAGGCATTCAAAATAGTTGTAGGCCATAATTTAATATCACCATAGGAGTGTATCTTATTGAAAATGTTTAAAGCCGAAACGGCGTTTCCTTCTTTTACATAACAGTGGGCTAGTGCAGTCCAAATGGATGTGGTCCAACGATAATTAAATTTACCTGAATAGGGATCACTAAATTCGCCGAAACCTTGCAGGTCGTTGTACATATTTTCTAGATCCTTAATGGATCCCGTGTCATCGTTAATATAACAATAAGCAAGCGTACAAAAAGACTTACTTGCGGTATTAAACCCGTTGTTAGGGACTGTCATCTAGCTTATTGGAAAGTTCTTTAACTTTATCTTCAAGCTGGTCAATGCGTCCTATAGCTTCAATAGAGAAAATGATTGCTTGATCTAACAGGAGTTTATAATCATCAGTTGACAGGGTTCTTTCCTTCGGCATATCAGGA